TTAGTGACCTTTGTTTTAAACCTTTCAATCTCTTGCCATAGCAAGGCTTTAGGGTCGCGGCTACCTGTTGCTGCCATTGTCTTATATTTCAAGTTTAAGGCTGGGCTAAAGTCGATGTCTGCTGCATAAACTTGATTAATAACATTCTCCACCTCCCCAGCAACGTCAATGTTTCCTGTTGCGGAGCTAACCATCTCCAGCTCTTTACTATAAACCTGTGGGGGCAGCTGTTTCCTGCTTGCCGCTTCCTTCTGAATCTCAAGGGTTGCCATAGCGTTTGCCAAACTAGCTGCTGATAACGCTCTAGATTGCTCGCTACCTTCTTGGCTTACTAGACGGTTTGAATAAGTATCATCCATTTTCCCTAGCTGCATAATTGTCTTTTCAGCCGTCTCTAAATCAATTTGACCATTTTCAAATGAAATAGAATATTGTTGAGCTAATTTTTTAACTGTTGGGCTTTGACCCCCTTCAGCAAACATTTTGAATGGGTTGTTTTCTGCTCCAGTTTGATTCATCCTTCTAAGTTTTGGAGATAGGTCAGCCGCCTGATTCAGTAGCGCCAGAGGGTCGTCTGATAGAGCTGCTAATCCTTGAAGAGAATCTTGGTTGATTGCTCCATTCTGCATGATATTTCCAGAAAGCTGCCGTCTCGCAGAAGTTCTTTGAATCTCCAGCTCTCTTGCCGTTTGTGCAGCTTTAGCTTGCTCAATAGCCTGCCCCTGCACGTAGTCTTGAGTAGCGTTCTTGTAAACGCCCTGTGCGCCGCCGATGCCAGCCTGAGCTGCTCCTGCTAGTATTCTGCCTAGCCCTAAGTTTTGATTCTTCGGCATACCAGCGTAACCAATTAATGCGTTAGCAATACCAGTCCCAATTGAGCGTTTGCGTAAATCTTCGGTTGCCTGCTGCCCAAGCAATCCTTCCATGTATGCTGGTGGAGCTGTGCCAAACACATTTCCTAGTAAGCCAGCAAATCCTTTATTTTGTTCTGCCATAATTATTCCTTACAGTAATGAAATGCGCTTGCGTTGGATAGGCTTAACGCCTGCAATAAGCGCCTGTATATCCGCGCCTTGTGGAGATTTCCCAGCACTCATTCCGCCAGCAGGAGCTTGAGCCATTCTTTGCGGGTCTTGGGAGAACTTATCAAACACTGAACTAGCGCCCTGTAGGTTGTCTATACTTAGATATGGGCTGATGCTGTCAAACATTGACTCTTCTGGTCCAGCCCCCCCAGCAGACAACCCGCCTTCTTGATATGCGCGATTGCCAAGCATTAAGCTGTCGCTTTCATTAGACATCGGAGTAAATCTTGGAGCTGCTTCGGCTGGATTAACAAATCCCATGTTGGGACTCATGAATTCACCTGAGCCCAAGACCGCATTTTCTGAGCCATAAGGCATACCAGATGCAAAATCATGTACGTTAAACGCTCCCTGTTCTAAGCCGTATGCTGGCATGTAATTAGAACCCATTGATGCCGCAGCTCCCATTCCAGATGATGCCATTTGAGGTGCTAGTGACGGCATTGCAGCAGACGTAAGTCCAGCTGCGCCTTGTGTGCCTGCAACAGAAGCACTGCCGCCAGTCCAAGCTCCAGCAGACCCAAGTGCAGAACCAGCGCCACCCATAGCAGCCCCCATTGCTGCGCCCTTTAACGGGTCTTTGCCTGTAAGTAATCCACCAAGCGCTCCAACGCCAGCTCCAATTAATAATGGTGCGAATGAAAACATATTAAGCTCCCCTTACCTTTCCAACGACAAAACATATTGGTTCGATGATAGAACGATAAACCCTGCCTAGTGTATCACGTTTTCCGTGTTTCTGCTTCCAAATATCTGCTGTACGATGCCGTGCAACGTGTTCTAGAGAGCCTCTGACAAGCTTTCTTAGTGGGTTAGTAGCATTCCTATACCCAAAGAAAATTAATGGCATGAAGAGCGTGTGGTAGCCCTTCTCGTAGGCAGGATGTAGGTCTTTAGATTGAGCCAACCAAATCTTTTGACGGAAACTTCCAAAGCCGTAAACATGGTTCATTGCCGTGCAAACAATCTTGCCGCCACCGCCTGATTGAGTTGTTGTTGAAACAGAGCCAGATGGAGCGCCATAGACTGAGCTAAGATAAGTCTGTAATTTTGCGTACGGCTGGTTTTGCTCAAAGTTAAATCTATCAAGGTCAGCTTGTAGCGCATCTGATTGATACTGCTCTTGTCCCTGCCCAACCTGTAGCAACTGATTAATGTCGCCATAGTCAGCTTGTGCCAATGCTGGTGCATTAATAGCGGCTGCCTCTTGTCTACCACGTTCATCGCCATAGTTCTGATAAGCCATCTCGCCGTACTTGTTAGCCAGTGTATTTCCGAACGTAGTTGCCGCCCTGTTTTGAATATCAGCCGATACGTTTGAACCGTAACGACCAGCCTGCGATGCTGCGCCTTGAGCCTTAGCAATCGCATCGTTGTATGTGGTAGTAGCCCCTGTAGCTGCGCCTGCCATAGCGCGGTCAAAGTATGGATTAGCCCGCAGGTAATCGCCACCAATCACACCCTGCTGTTGAGCTTGGGCAGATGGCAGTAATGGATTGCCTGCTAGAGCGCGGGTTTCGGCTGCATCGAATGCTTGGCTGGTTTGGTCTGATGGCGATATATATGTTTTGCCGCCATAATATTCGGGACTGTCAGTTTGATACAGCTTTTGAGCTTCGGTTAAGCCGTAGTTAACGTAAGGCTTTAACATGGGGTCGATACCTTGCTGCGTGGTTGACTCGCCGCCACTACTTTTCCCGCCGCCACCCTCGAGGGTCGCTGGTGCGCGACTAAATAGTTTGCGTTTAAATGCCTGCTCAGGCAACATATCGAAATAGTTGTAATTCATAATGCGTACTCCACAATAATGTATCTGTTTTCAAAGCCCAGCTTTGTTTTTAAAAGCCGTGCGACTGACTCAAATGTAGCACCCTGTATCTTTGTGCCACCGTTTACTTTTACCCACTCTTTAAGTTGATTAAAGGAACTTACGTCTGTCTTTCCACCAATAGCAGTTAGGAACGCGATTCTGTGATTAGGATGATTAATCCACTCCACAGTAAACGCCGTTTCAATCTTGTTTTCTTCATCAACTAGAACCAAAAGAACTTGCTTACCGTCAACTAACATTAACTTTAACTGGTCTAGGCTGTACTCACCCGCGCTGTGTGCAAGTGCGCTATCTAGCATCAACTCAACTTTGTTCCAAGTCTTCTGTATGTGAGTGCTTGGTACTATTCTTAAGTCAAGCATTATCCCACCACAATGTACATAAAGTTACATATATAGGCATTTGATGTGTGTTCAATAACTGCCTGCCCACGGCTTCTTGAACTAATATAAATGTTAGACATTTCCGTTGCTGCATAGGCATCAAGGGGCGTGAAAACAATTGCAGAATCAAACCCGATGCGCTCGTTATAAATAATTTGTGAAGTGGTGCTTGCAACTGTGGAAAAGTAGCCAACATTATTTGACTTGCCATCCATTAGGTTATTGACAACCTCAGAAATCTCACGAGGGTTAGCCCCAGATGGATTAAGCCGCCTGTATTGCTGGTTAACAGTTGTCATCTAATCCCCTGACTAGCTAAATCAATGTCAACACCAATAATATTAGACCAGTTAGAGCCTGTTGGCTTTATGGACAATTTATGGTATTTTCCTGCACTTCTTAAGGATACGCGATTTTCGCTATCAGCAGAAGTATATGCACCAAAATCAACAACCTCCTCTAGTGTCACTTGGGACGCAACCGCAACATCAGCAGAGCCACCATCAACTAACGGTCTTGCAAGAGTCAACACCGTTGGGTATGGGCTGCCAACCAAGCCTGTTTCAATCTGTGCTGCAGAGTTTGCTCCTGAGAATGTAACAATTTTATCGCCGCGAACGCCAGAGAATAAATACTTACCCCCAGAGAACAATGGTGAGTCAAATGTTGTTTCAATTGTATCCATAGTGCCATACAAGTCCATACCCTCTAGCGTCTCGCCAGCCGTTGCAGAATTTGCCACGAAGTTAACTGTGGTTTCTGCATAAGTCCACTTACCTGATTGATAATTGTAAATTAAAAGAGTTCTCTTTCCAAAGTTGTCTAAGAAGTTCCAAACAACAATTTTTCTGAACGGGTCAACCGTTGTTGATATGCTATCAAGTTTTGCTGGGTTGGCGTTTGCTAAGAACCACCTATCAACCTTCTCATTTCCAATTGGGGTTACCGTGCTTCCGTCACAGGCGTAAAATCCATCCGCACCCAAGAAGTAGGTAATGTTTGCGTATTGGGTAACTGAACCGCCCTCAACACAACCAACGCCAACGGCAATAGTATCAAACTGGAAAAAGAATGGTGAGCCAATGTATGACATCCGCACAACCGCGCGTTCCAGTAAGATTAAGCCAAACTCACCCCCAGTAATTCCGTGAATGTTCCCGCCATTTGGGATTAACTGAAAGTCTGACTGACTAGCGCCACCAGCAGTCCAGTTTGTGTAGTCGTTAATATTACTCCACTGAACCTTGTTCGCATTAGCGCCCGAATCTAAGTTGGCAGCAACTACAAAATCACGGACCACTGTTACGTAC